TCAGTCTCTCTGTATATTTTGATTTTAACTCCACTTGCAGGAGCTGTCGGCGTATTAGCCGTCGTATTGTTAACAAATTGTATTTTTGTAGCAGTCAGAAAACGGAAGTTTGCAGTTGCAGTTCCGTCTAATGATGCTTTCACCTCTGATTGTTTGAGGTAAGGGAATGTAAAAGAATAATCGGTTTCACTCCCATTACCTGTAAATGAGTCTTGTGTATCAGCCATAATAGTCGTTATTTAGCCATTTGTAATAATTTCTGTGTTTCTAGGTGTTTTTTCTGTAGGTCTGATGCTCTTTGAACATCACCTTGTTCCATTGATTTATCAACAGCTCTTTGAATCTCAATAGTATTTTGAACAGCTTCATTCTGTTCGGTGAATGCTTGCTCAGCTTCTTCTTGAGCATCCTTTATGATTTTATTTATTGCATCAAATATAGGTAACTTTTTAGTTTTCAGTTTAATCTGTGGATTCTCAAGATCACCTCCTTTTACTCTATGAGAACGTAGTAATCCTATGTGCTTATTATATTCTGGATCATTCATCAAAGGTATAAGCTTTTTATATAGCTGCATTTCACCTATATACTTATAAATAAATTCCCTTTCAGATTCAGAGTATTCATAAGATCCACTTGAATCCATCTTTAATCTACCAAGACCATCCCAGCCTGTAGTAAGTAACCACATTCTCCATGGTTCTTGAGTACCACTAATTTTAACAGGACTCAAAGCATTGAAGAATCTAAGTACTGGATTATCTATATCATTTAGGGGTGTACCAGTCCAGATATCTATTTGATCTGGTAAGAAACTTGAAGCTATAGGTATTTTATTAGCAACATACTTAGGAATACTAGATTCAATATCTTTTTGTGTAGATGTAATAGCATTACTTGCTACACCTAAAGCACCTGATTGAGGTATAATTGCTCTTGCCATATTAGCAACAATAGAGTTGAACCTTGATAAGTTACCTGATTGAATAGCTATAAGAGGTTCTAAACTAGTTAAAGGTGTTTCATTTAAGAATGTAGCTGAAAGAGTCCACATGACCTTTGCCATAATATCTTCCATAAATGGTTGATCTAAATCTCTAGCATAATATGCCATATCTCCTAGTATACTTAATACAGGATCTACACCTACTATACCTTTATAAGATACCCACTTACCACCAATGTTGATAGTTTTAGGTTGATATCCTAGCTGATCTCTTTCCTTGTTTCTACGAGATTTATTATAGTGACCATTGCCTCGGATGTTACCAGCCATAGAATAATCCCATAAACTCTTAGTTAAGATGCTACTAAATGCAACTCTACCAGTATATTCAGCTCTTAAGTTTTTGAATAGATTTTTCGCATTAGGAGTAGTAGCCATATCTATCCCATGCTCTGCTAATGCAATAGCTATATCTTCATCAGTTCTAGCCCATATAGTCTTACTATACTTATTCATACCGGGTATCAGACCCATAGGAGTCCATGATATAGCATTCCTTACATAGTTACTACCAGTTCTAGGGAACATAAGTAGAAACTTACTGACAGGATATGCAGTAGTACCTTGGTTAATCCAGTTAGCTAGTTTATCGTCTAAGTTTAGAGCTAGTTCACCTTGTATAGATTTCAACGCTTTATCGGTAATTAGACCGTCAGCATCAAACATTGAATCATAGTGAATCTTTTCAGCTTTCTTAATCTTACTCCAGTCTGCAAAGCCAAATTCATTGAATACATCATCATAAGCTCTAGTTCTAGATAAGTAGTGAGCTAGGTGTGTTTGGCTGAATACATCAGTAAATACCATTCCTGTCATACCATATCTAAGAGCTTTCATCTTAGACATATCTAACATAGTTCTAGCCATGTCATACTGATAAACTCTACCTATATTACCTTCAGCGTCCCATACTCCTCTCATGTCCTCCATGATTTCCCAAGCTTTATCTTCTTTAAACACAAAGTCTTTACGATAAGCTTTAGTCATAAACTGAGGATCAGCATTCGCTTTCTTCATCATGGTGAATGCATTATCTATTGCCCGTTTATTTGTTTCAAAGACAGCACCATTATAATACATTGTACGCTTGAAACCGTCAAATTCATCAGCAAAACCCCAGATACCATGACCTAATGCACCTGTAATAGGTTTTAGGATAAGTTGTGAAGTATTACCAATACCTGCTCTGAATGCAGATAGACCAGATAATACATTATTATATATTACACCCCAAGCAGATCTAGTAAATAGGTTTAATTGTTGAGGATCTGGACTCTTTAGCATACCCGTAGGTGTTACTTGTTCAGCAGCCCATTTCATTAACTTAGCTAAACTATCTACATCTCCATCAGTATGAGCAAACGCATCAATTAAAGGACGCATAGCTAGAGGATTCTCATCAGCTAATCTCTTTAATTCTTCAGTTAACTTAAGATTCTTAGCATGTATAGCATTCTCAGCAGATTTAAATTCTTTAGATAAGATTTCAATAGCTTCACCAATTGGCTTATCTTCAGGTATAGCATCGAACCAGTCCTTATATCTTAAACTAGAACCAGCTACATACTTATTCAAAGCATACTCATCCATCAAGAACTGCATCTTATCAATAATAAGATCCATTGCTCTAGGATCATCTACAAAAGGTTGTAGTTGTTGGACAGTTTCAGCAAGTGTAGCTGCTTCTCTTCCTAAAGTATCCATAACTCTAGCAGAAGATTCAGCTATTTTTCTACCTAAGAATCTATCTGATAGATCTCTCATAGCAAAAGCTGCTGCTCTAGCCTGTTCTTCGTTTATATACTCAACTTTGAATCTACCTAAAAGGAAGTTTTTAACATCTTTGTTTTCTGCAAATAAAGCTCTAACATCATTTAATGACATCTCAGGGTTTACAATATCTTTGTAAATAGCCCATGCAGTTTCATTCATCTGTTTAGATGAGAATCTAAATCCATCTACTAATGCATTGAATCTACCTGCATCTCTAGCCTGTTCAGCAACACCCATGATAGCATCTCTAGAAGTACTACCTACCATTAAACCTTTAGCTCTCATAGCTTCAGATAGAACAGGTGCGTTATCTCCTTTAGATATACCAGTCTTATTAGCAGCTACATCACCCATATTACGGGCTACATTACCCGGAGGTACTGATTGCCTAGCATTACCTGATTCACTCAATATAGGAGTTATATCAGGATCAAAGTCATTAGGATTTGCTCCAGATGCTAGTTTACTTTTAGCAGCTATATTACGTTCAGATGCAAAATTATTATCTACTGCATCTAGTGCAGCATCAAGATCATCTATATTATCTAATTCTGACATCAATCGCATTCTTTCATCGATTAATGCAGCTTGCATCTTACTAGATATATTATCGCTGCCTAAAGCTAATTGAGTATCAATATCTGAAATCTTAATAAGTTTATCAATATCAGCTTCTTTGACAATTGCTTTACTCTTGTATTGGAAAGCTGTTTCATCCAGTGGTTCCATCCACTGCATAGTTCTTTTACCGCCTTTAATCTGTATAAAAGCTCCTAGTGTAGTACCCAGTATACTGAGTCCGGCAGTATCAAACATATTCTTATACTTTCTAACTCTAGGACTATCACTATCTAAAGTTTTAGCCCAATCAGGAATTGGTGTCATACCTTCAGGGCCAAATACACCGGGAAAGAAATCACTTAATGCTCTTAATGAGTTATGCTCCTCACCTAAATCATTAAACCCAATGACTGCAGCTTCTTGAGTACTAAAAGCTCCCATAGCTATCAACCTTTTCTGCCACTTAGCCATATCGGCAGGTAGCTTTTGCAGCTGTGTAGTTACTGCACCACCACTTAATATAGAAGGTACAACAATTTTAAGCATACTTCTGGCATTTTGCATAACACCAGTTTTAGATTTAGTCTTCCTGTCGTAGTAATTATCTAAAACTCCCAGTCCGGGTAGGACTCCTACGAAATCCATTGCCCAATCACTAGTTGCTCCCATACTAAGATCAGTCAGATTCCTGATAGTATCACTGAAACCAGATAAAGAGTAATTAGTTTGTTCTTCTTTTCTATTTCTTTTTAGATCGTCATATTGACTAGGAGACATACCATAGTATTTTTGGTACCATTGTTGTTTAGCTGATTCTCTTTGTTGAGTTAGAATTGGATCATTAACCCAGATAGAACCAGTTTTTAATAGATTCCAACGTGGGTTCTCCGCTTTACCAATATTTTTCCAGTTATCGTACTCAACCCACATCTGAGTTTCATTCTCTTTATTAGTAAGATCTACAGAACTAGAGGTACCTGAACCCCCTTGCCCTTCAAACCTACCTGATGGTATAGGGGTTGAGTCTTTTTGTACAGTAGTATCTCCGCTGAATGTTTGATCAGCTTGATCTGTTGCATCAATTGGTTGAAGTTGAGCTGTTAGATTATTGTTCTGTAACCTCTCTTTTTCATCTACGATGTTATCATTTGTTATTGCCATTGTTTAAATAAGTTTATGGTATAAAGGATTCAGCACCCGGGAAAAATGGGTTTCGAGATGGTCTTTCATTCCCGCTTTCGTAGAGTCTCTCCCACCAACGGTATTGTTTGTCCTTTGAGGTCGAAGTCCATTTACTTATAGCTTCTTTGCTAAATTCAAATCCTTCTAGTGTATTGTAGAACTGTTCGTAAACTATGTCTCGTGCGTCTACATCTTTACTTTCTTTTGATTGCCCACCTTTTTCGCAAATACCTTCTTTACATAATTCAGTATAAGTAGCAATGTTATCTTTATTTTCATCATTATACTTAGATGAATTTGCATTTATCTCTGAAGTTTCAATTTTATAATGATTGAATTCATTAGCACCTGCAGGTATCTTTTCGTTAATACCCATGCTTTTAAAAACATTATTCCATATATCTCTTTTTGAATACAAGACTGCACCATCTACTTTTGGTTGATTCTTATATATCCAATCTATAACATCATTCTGTGGCATCTTACCACCAGATGAAACTGCTCTTAATGCCATATCAGCATCATCAATATCAACAAGAAACTTTTGTATCGTACTACCATCTTTTTTAAGATTTACTTTACCTTCGTTTGCTGTATTAGATAATTCTGAAAATAAAGTATTAAAGTCTTCAGGGTTCTTTAGCTTTAATTCTATATCCTCTTTTGAGAAAGTTGGTTTATCATCCTCTGTCCAAGTAGCTAAGAATCTAGTGTTACCACCTGTATTTTTTCTTCTAAATATTCCAAGACCTCTTGGACCTGAACCAGTTTTATCTAATTGCATTTGCTCACGAATAGCTTTATCAACAGCAACCAATTTTTCTTGATCTGAAATTTTCTGATCGGATACTAAATCAAATTGATATAAAATCTCTTGTTCTACAAGCTTAATCATATCTGAGAAATGTGGATTACTCGCTAGCTTTTCTAATGACTCTGCCTTAACAATTTGATCTACATATGATGTAGCTCTATCATTTAAACCTGATTTATTTAAACCATTCCTATGTAAGGTTCTTAACTGGTTAAGTCTTTTATTCCAATAAACTTTCTCTTCACCATCTAAGTGTTGTATATAGTCATGTAAATGCTCAATATTACTATCTTTAAAGAGATCTACCATTTGAGTAGTGACAATTGAATTTTTTTTATCAGACAGGTTAAATGCCTCAAAATTACCTATTAAATTTTGAACATCGTCTAAATTAGAATATTGAGAACTTAACTCGTTTAATGTCTTTTGATCTTTGATGTCTATATAATTCTCATGACTTGGATCTAATTGTGATCTTTCTATTATATGTGAAACAGTATTTGCATTCTCAGCAGCTAAGTTATCCTTAGAAGCAGTATGCTTCTTCTTTTCATAAGCATCCCAAAGCAATGATAATTCCTTCTTTAACTTAGGATGCCTACCACCCCAAGTATCTTTTTCAGCGTATACAAGTGTTCCATCAGCTAAGCATCTAAGTGCTTTAGCTCCAGGTACAGGTGCATTTAGCAGATGATTATACATTTGTATTTCAGACTTAAACACACCTGCATCAATATCAGTTTCAGCTATTGTTTCAAAATCATCTCTTATATTTGTTTTGAGAGAAGGTTCTATAACCTGATTGTTTTGACCGAACTTCCACATCTTACCTTCATGAAGTACTCTTTCATTCAAGTCAGTTGCATAAGCATTATAGTAATCACCATTCGCTGATACTTCTCCATTTGCAACAGCAAATTTTACTTTACCTACTAAACCACGATTACGTTCTTTTAAGTCTTCTTGGAGTTTTAAATGGTTTTTAGCAGTGGTTTGTTTAAATAGTTCCGTTCTTTTGTTAGATTCTATCTTATCTATACCCTTCAATAACAATTGACCAGCTTTAGATGTATGAGAAATACCGTGCTGTTGGAGTAATGATCTAGCTCTTATATAATAAAATTTACTTATAGTTTCTTCATTAAATGGTATCTTTTTTTCTTCAGCTAAAGCTCTTAGCATCTCATGCTGAGCAGGCCAATCATTGAGAAACTTTTGAGCTAATGCTAACTTAGTCTTATGATTCATCCTAAGATTTAAGTCAACTAAATGACCCAACCTTTCAGCCTGTTCTTTAGGTGTCAGGCTTTTATCAGTATAAACACTATGTGCAGCGTTTACCTGATCTATTGAAGATATATCATTTAGAACAGCAAAGTTGTTTATAGACTTTTGATGCCCCTCATGATTCTTAACAATATCCATCTGCTTATGCATCTGCTGAGTAGTATGGATATCCCATAAACCCCCAGCAACATCAGCATATTGTTTTGAGTAAGTAGTAGAGTAATTTTGCCAGAATTTAGCTTGCTTTTCAGCTTCTATAGCTTTACCTTTTATAGCATCTACTTCTCTGTCACCTCTTATCTTAGTATTTTGAATAGCAAGGTTTGTTACATCATTTTTTAATCCTTGAAGCATTCTGTTATGCTCAATTTCTTTAGCACCAGAACCCTCCATCTGTCGTAGATTTTCCTTGCTGTATAACTGGTCTTGTCTATTCTGATCCCTTAGATGTTGGATCTGTCTATCTTGCTGATCCTTATAGGCTCGTAAGCCAAGATCACCAAACTCTCCTCTTTTAAAACGGCCTCCTTTGGCGTGCCAATTTCTTGCCATGATGATTTATACTTTGAATGCTTTGTATGTTTGTAAACCTGTACTTAGTATACTTGGAATGGCTGCACCCCATGCTGCACTTGCTGCTGCACTAGCAGACACTGTAGCTCCTTTAACAGGCCGTGGCCCGAAATGGAAATCTTGTAGTGCTTGAGGGTCCATATACTCAGTAACTATACTTGGTATAGGTACTACAGGCATTGGTAGTTCACCGGGATCTTCCATCTTATTTGCATAAGCTGCTAAATCTGCAGAGAACTTATCATTTTTTATTTCTGCTAAAGCTGCTAAACTAGCTTCACCAGCACTTGCTAACCCTGCATTTAAGGCAGCAATCTGAAAGCCAAAATTAGCAGCTATAGATTGGTGTGTTTTACCTACTGATGTACCACTTTGTCCTATCGCTCTTGTTGCACCTTCAGCTTCTAAAAGTTTCAGTCGTTGTTCTTGGGCACTGAACGCACCCTCTGCATGTATTTCTTCTAGTTTCCTCTGTTCATTCTCACTTGCAAGAGCAGCAGCTCTCTGGTTATAGCCCATTTGCATATCATAGAGTTCACCAGATTTTCTGAATTGATTATCTAGGGATGCTTGTTCTCTATTTCTGATCAGTAATTGTTGACTATAATTTTGAGCATTAATAGCATCTCTATATGCTGCTGCATTACCTTCATTCTTTCTTTTTAAAGCTGTCTCTTTTATAGCAAAAGCATGTTTAGCTTTTATCTGTTCGGCAGTCATATCGTACAGTTTATTGTCGTACTCAAACTGTCTTTCAGTAGCTTCGTTCTGTAAATTAGCTTGTTTCTTAGCTGCCTTTGCTGATTTGCTTCCTCCGATTAGCCCGCTAACAAGGCTAATGCCACCCATTATCGCTCCTAATCCCATATCTTAAAACCTCTTATAGAATCTTGGTGAATAATTACCTTCCCACATCATTGAGTTTAAAGACACAGGGAATGGTGAGTCATTAAATATCCTTAACTGGAAGTTGTTTGCTCTTTGATGTATTGGTATAGTAAACACTGATTGCTCACTTAATGCTATATCATTAGCTAAGTAAGTATCAGCCATCTGTGTAGGATTAAGGTTATACCATTCATCTAGATATATTAAAATTTTTACTCCTGTACCCGGAGCAGTATTCATAGTTAACTGAGTATCACCTGTTACAGTAAACGCTGTCGTCACCACTCCATCTAGTTTAACTTTGATCTGATCTTTATCTATATAATCTAGATTCTCTTTAACCCAGTTAAATACAGTAGTAGAGTTATCTCCAGTATATTCTTTTTTACCTTGTCTGACACCTGTTGATTTTAGCTTAAAAGCCATTACACCAGATAGACCTACAGAAAACTTCATTCTAGCTACAGTTAAAGAAGCAGTGAAATCTGAAACCTTTTGACTTTGATCAGTTCTAACGTATGTCTTAGGTAATATAACATCTAGATCATACTTCCATCCAACTATAACGTCGTCTTCTACACTTGTTAAATCTTTACCTTCTACTTTAAAGTAGGGATCTGTTAATAGATTACCTGACCCATCTGTAGTAACTACAGTAGGTGTAATAGTAAATCCAGATTCAGTGAATTGACCAGTAGCTGTAGTACCTTTAATAACTATAACAGGAGTTAACCCTGTAACATTCTTCCAAGGTATATAACACTTAGAAAATCTATTAGTAGAATCATAGTCTACTTTATTGTTAGCTGCAGCGTTACTAGCTGGAGTATACAAATCCATACAAGGATTAATTCTGTCACCAGCATTGTTAACTATGATAGCGTCAGAAGGACTCTGACTTAAACTAGCAACACTCAATGTAAACTGATCACCTTGTTTAGTAACAGCATACATATCATCTGAATCAACAGAGATACCTTGTACTGTACCCATCAACTGCCAATTAAACCATGCTTCTAGAATATTTTCTCTACCATCACTATATGTACGATAAAAATAAATTTTACTATCTGATTGACTAGACAGTGCTAAGAATTGATTCTGTGGACTAGCGATAAACGTATCTATCCCTGATGGTATCCACTCATTTACAACTCTTCCAATGTCTAATACTTGAGGGTTCTCGTCTTGACCACGTGTGACCATTCCGAATACTCTAGTATAAGCTGGAGTTTTACTTATGAAATTAATATTAGTACCCATATCAACAGGATCTACATTTGTATCCATCTCATAATTAGAAATGGTTCTGATCGTAGTAGTTGATGGTGTTAGAATTCCGTTACCAGACCCCATAAGAAACTGTTGACTCTGACTAAATAGGACTAAACCCTGTGTAGTAGGAATCACACCATGGAGTGCTGCTGGTCGAATTGCTGAACAACTTAAATCTACTGGATCTGAATCAGTCTGTGTCTGAGCAGAGATAGCATAGAAGTTATAAAAATCCTGTGACTGACTTAAAGTTACCTGATCTTTCGATAAGAAACCAAGTCTACTGTTATGGAAAAACGATTGTTGTATTTTAGCCCCAACAAAACCGGGTTGTGGATTAGTTACATTATCCCCTACTTTCCTAGCTGTGTAAGTTATTTTTCTAAAAACAAATACATTAGGATCTGGGTTAATTAACTCATGTGGCATAGTTGTAGCTACTAAACCTGTAGATAAGGTAGGGTCTATAGTTTCAGCCCAGTAACCTCTACCTGATACACCATCTTCTGCTACAAACTTAGCCCAGTATGTATCATAAAGTGAATCAGTATTAACAACTTTAATTGTTCTATCATGTATGGTATTGTAAGGTAGATCTGCTACAGTATCTACTACATCTTGAACTACAGTTAATTTATCATTATTTACACCACCAGTAGCAGTCATTTTAAATCCAGTATTACCACTATTTCTAACTAAATGTAAAGCATCATCATATTTAGTAACTACTAAATTAGTTACATTTAGATTATCTATACGAGTTTTTAATTCAGTTAGTAATTCATCATATGTTGCTGTCGCAGGTGAAGTGTACTCTGACATTGGTTTAACATTACTGCCATCCTCATCTTTAATCTCAACATTATACTTACCAACTGGACTACCACTTAATACTAATGCAGCTGTAGCTTTTGTGTTGTAGGTTGGGTCAGCTATGGCTGTAACTGTATGTAGGTTATTACATATAATTGAAGTATCTTGTACAGTTAATATATCGTAGTTTGTACGTGCTCCTGTTAGATAATTCTGTGCATCTTGTGCAGCTACATAGTCCCATCTAGCTGAGTTATCAGATATATCAGCACCTGTACCAGTAGGTCCGCCTGAACCTGCTGAAGTACCAGCTGTGTCACATTGATATACTTTACCACTATCATTAACTACTTTATCTCCAACTACATAAGCAGTGCTAGCAACCCAGGGTTCAGCATCATAGTACACACTACATGCTGCACCAGTAGTAGCATTCCATATATCTATATCACCATAACCACTGCCGGGTTTAGGCTTAATACATCCTATATATTTTTCATCATCATCTCTATGCATATAGAACCACTTACAGTTATCGTAAGTAGTTCCTGTACCTAAATTAGTTATCCATTTAAAACCCGGTCTCTTTGTAAGACCGAAAGTAGGATCAGGATAACCATTTAGACATTCTCTTACTTGATTCGGTAACTTCTTATCGTCGGATTGTTTTGATACTCCCCCTAAGTAGTTACTCACTCGTTGAGTAATAGCTGCCATTATCTTTTAAGTGCTTGGAATGGTTGATAACCTTGATAGTAATTCGTTTGATCTTGGGGATGACCAAAGAATGTATACTGGCCCTGTTGTGTTTCATACTCTAGAGCTAGTGCTCTTGAATAAGCTTCTTGTTGTTGGAGCATTTGGTATTGACCACTGTCTCCAACTATTCTTTGTGATACTATAGTAGCAGCTCTAGCTGTTATAAAATCTTGTATTGGTTGAGGTATATCTACCCAATCATATTCTGTTATAGTATCACACTCTATAGTTTTTGTCCATTTATCAGTATGATGTGCTTTATCGTATAGTCTTCCGTTTCTACGAACAGCATCATATTCCATATTAGCTGCATTTTCTGACAGCTTTATTTGGATTATATTGTTTGGTATATTTATATACTTGTTGGTTGAATCTGGTTCAAAGTCAACGTGGTTCTCCTTATTGAAAGTCCAGCCTTCAGCTTGAACTTCTCTATTCACCTGTAGCAACGTATCGTATACAATCGCAACGTCTGGGTTGGTAGTGTCCAACGTGGTTACAGGAGCCTGACCACATGACGACAGGATTTGATTTATAGCGGGTAATTCTTTTGTAGC